GCGAAGCAATCTCGGATTCATCGGGCACATGCGGGCGCGTCTCTAGAGTGGTGATGTAAGGTCGTTAGTTCGTGCCGGGTTCCGGCTCGCTCGCGTCCACAGTCCGCAAGCCATGCACGGGCTTCCCCGACTGTATCGACAAGAGCAACCGCGTCTGGTCGCCGATCGCGTCCGCAATCTCACGCTGCGTCTCGCGCACTTCCTTCAGCGTCAGCCGGTGCTCTTCGAGCAAGGGCAGCAGCAGATCCTGACGGATGAAGAACGCCAGCCCGAGAGCCACGAGCGTCGGGAAGCCCCATCGCTCCATGATGCCAATCAGCGTGTCTTTGGTTTCGATGGTCATCGCGTCAACTCCTGCTGCCAGATCAGAATGCGTACCCGGTTGATCCGTGCATCGAGCCACCATCGCAGGATGAGTTGCACCACGATCGAGGCGACCGCCTGGAGCACGAGTGCCCAAAAGAATCCGTACTCTTGCGGATCGTCCTTGTCACTCACGATCTGGTAGCCCCGCTTGACGCTCTTCAGCACTTCCTCGGTCACGATCGCTTGCTGATCGGCACTCACCGCGTGCGTGTACGCCTCGCTCTCCCAGTGCTGTACCGCGAGCTCGGTGAAATCGTCGATCACCTGACGGCCCACGAGGTGCCGCCGGATGCCGACGTTTCGCCAGACCCAGAGCTTCAGATCCGCGACCGTCACGAGTTGCACTCCTTGCACGGCACGAACGCGGCGGGATGCAGCACCGACTTTTCCGCCCCCTTCACTCCGTCGCCGCCGCATTCCGGGCAAGGCATGACGATTCTTCCATCACCGATTTTCCCGGTGCCATTGCAGTTTTCACAGCGTCCCGCGTCGGGCGTCGGAGCCGGCGGTGCAGACCGGCTGGCGATCACCATGCGGGCAGTCTCGACCGCAAGATCCGCCGAGATGCTGGGGTCACTCGGCAGCGAAGCGACGCAGCCGCCCGAGACGATCGCGAACACGATGAGCCAGCGGAACATCACAGGATTCCTTCCAGCCAGTTCTCTGGCAGCGTGGTCGGCTTGAAGCCGCTGAAGCCCGCAAGGGCGTAGGAGTCACCGCCCTTGCACATCGAGTCGATCACCTCGGCATCGACCCAGCCCGCCGACTTCTGGAAAGCCTCGGGGAGCCGCGAGTCAACCGGCCCGGAGTAACAGTTGCCCCACGAGTTCGGCACGAGGATCGCCGGGCGATCCCAGCGAACCGAGCAACCCATCATGCAATGTGCCCAGGTGCCGGCGGGCGTGAGCCAGCCACCGCCGAGCGAGCCTCGATCGGTGAACCGCATCGAGAACCCACGCATTGAGCAGAGGGCGACCGGGTAGCCGTTGCTGATCGCTTTCGCGCAATCGTCAAACGACTTGACGAGCGTGACCTCGGAGCATCGCCTTTGCTTGGCGTAGGGCTCCAGTTCATCGGGCATCCCATCGCGACCCCACTGCTTCTCTTGCGTGCCGGTGAACTGTCGGTCGAACCGCACGCTGCCGTACTGCTGGCCGTAGTGCAGCACGCCCCAATCCCTCACCGCCTTCGCGGCATGGAAGCCCGTGCTCCCGTCCCCGCCCGGTGCCGACGTTCGCCCGCGAGCCTCGACCCGGCTCACCCCGTAGACCGACGCCTCGATCGTGCGACCGCCCCAGGTCTCGGGTTCCTTCCGCAGCACGATGTCGCACGCCGCGAGGATGTCCACCGACATCGCGAAGCCCCAGCCCACGCACGAGCCGATCGGCTGGCTACCCCGCTTCCACGAGGGCGAGCACTGGAGGAGAGCCCGCTCTAGATGCACGTCGGTCTTCGCCGCTTGGAGATCCGGCCCGGCTTCCGCGAGCGTCGGGTGCGGGAGCGAGGCGACGAACGCCGCCGAGCCCTCGGGATCGGGCTGGTAGCCGAACAACGGCAGGAAGGATTCACCCGCCATCGCTCACCCCCCGTTGATGCCAGCCCACGCCAGAGCCTTCGCAAATGCGGCGTAGCGGTCGCGGATGTCACGAGTGACCGGAACCTCGTCGGTACCCACCGCTGCCCCGTAGGCGGCTTCCAGAGCCTTCCGTAGCGGTTCGTTGCTGCCCGGCTCGTGCCGCCCGATCCGCCGCCAAGCGATGTCGAGAGCCAACCCGGTGAACGCCTGGAGGCTCCGGGTATCGGTGAACGCCGCCTCGCGGGCGGTCGCATCGCCAGCCACCACGATTGCCGCCTTGCTCCACGTCGATGCCCAGAGCATCCGATCGCCAGCCGGCAGGGATCGCAGGGCGGCAGCGACGGGGGCGACCAGCGTCTTCATCTCGGCACTCGGTTCCTCGACCTCGACCGCCGGCACGGCGGGCACCTCGAACGACGGCATGGGGATCTTGCCCCACGCTGCCGCCACGATCAGCCCGGCGGCGGCGAGCCTCCCGATGACGTTGGCGTGGGCCTTGGCGGCAGCGACTCCCGCTTCGAGAGCGTCAGCCACCACACGCCAATAGGGCGCGGCCAGGATCGCCACGGCTGCGACGGCTGCGAGGGAGCGTAGGAGTGTTTCACGATCCATTACTTCACGCCTGCAAGCCCGAGACAGAACCGAACGAGAGCCTCGCCTTCCTTGGTCTTCGCGACCTCGGCGAGATGCCGAACGAGCTGATCGTCAACCTGGGAGTCGGTCTTGCTCGCGAGCCACTCGGCAGCCTCGCCCACGATCAGACCCTTCTGGTACGGGTCGATCGTGTTCACGAACTTCTGCCCGTAGGCGAGCAGTGGGCTCCACGTCTGCAGCAGGCGGATCGCCTGCCAGATGTTGAGCGTGTTGCCGTACTCGGCCGCTTCGGCCGGGGTCATCTCATACGCGGGCATGGCGGGCACTCCGGGGGCTATCCCTCCGGTGTACCACCCGCATCGTCCGAACTTGCAGTTGGGAAGTTGATGAGCTCGTTCAGTGAGTCATAGATCAGCGAGTACACATCCTTCGCTTCCTCGTGGCATTCCTTTCGCTCCAGCTTGTAAGGCTGTTTGAACGACTCCTCATCAATAAGCTTCCCAGCCCCGTCTGTGATGTAGGCGTAGGCGTACCGCAGGCCGAACTCGACCACGATCCGCCGCTCCACATAGTCGGGCAGGCTCTTCACCACTCCCCCTCGGCGGGTTCGTCCACGAGATCGCGGGCTTCGTCGGGCGTGGCGAACCGTGCCAGCCGGAACGGCTCGGGCTTCACCGCCTGCCGCTCTGCCCAATCGGCGGGCGTCCATGTGGCATGTACCACCGTCACCCGCTCGGCGACCATCGGGGCGAGGTCGAGGCTCGACTCGCTGGCGGCGAGTTCGTCAGCGTCGGGGTCGAGTAGCCGCTCGTCTCGGCTCGGCTTGTACCGTCGCTTGCGATCGTTGCGGGGCGGCAGTTCCCACGCGACGCGGAGCCGCACGAGTTGGTGAACTGTAATCGTGAAATGCTGGCAGATGGCTCCCATCGGAAGATAGGAGTCCCAAAGAACGCGGAGAGTGGTCGCGTCAATCGTTGCTGTCTTGCCCGCCATTCGGCACCCAGAAGGAGACCGCCCGGCTCGATGGGTTCAAGCCCAGCCGGCAGTGCTCGTCATTCCACAGTCTCCCCTGCTCTGCAATCGAACGGTGCAGCACAACGTGCTCACAGTCGGCACCGCCGTACTTGCCCGCGAGGTACGGGCCGGCACGGTAGACACACAACTGCCCGAATGCCGAGTTGAACTCGACCGGGGGCGAGCCCACGGCGGGATGCCAATGGTGAAACCATTGCTGATCGCGTCGCCCCCAGTGATTGAGCCTCGCGGCGAACGCGTCATAGTGCGCCGCCACTGGCCCGATCGCGGTGTTCATCTCGCACCACGAGTACGAAGCCAGCCCGTACCACGAGTGATCGAGCGACATCCACGCGATCGAGTTCATCACGCCGTCGATGCTGAAGCCGCCCCAAGGGTCAGTGTCGAAGACGATCGCATAATCCACCGGCTCGCGGCTCCGCACCCAGTGCTGACATTGCTCGCGGTACTCGGCGAGGGCGACCGTCCGCTCCTGGGCGATCGTGTGCGAAAGGTGCGGGCGGTGGTTGATGTTCAGAGAAACTTTGCGCCGGTCGCCGTCAGCCCACGCCGCGAGCACTTCCTTCGTGCCATCCTCGGAGTCGTTCTCGAACACGAACGCCGACCACGACTTGAACGCCGCCCCCGTCCGCTCCACGAGATCGAGCGTTCGCGGGAGCCAAGGCATCGCGTTGCGGCAGATCGCGACCAGGGCAACGCGGGCCCCGGCAGCGAACGTCCTGCCGAGCTCGACCTTCGCGGCGTAGTCCTCCGCGAACTCGGGATCGGGCGGAAGAAGCACATCGGGGGCGTGCCGCTCGATGTCCTCAATCGTGATCTGCACGATCAGCCCTCCGCACTTCCCGCCACGCCGCCGGCATCTCGCCGTTCTCAATGTGGTCGCTCGTCACCGCCACGCGGTGATGCTCGGCGTGCCACTCGGCACTGGGCACGTGCGTGCCCTGCTCTGCCCCGATGTTCTGGATGCGGCTCACGGTGGGGAACGCTTCGTACCGCCCGGCTCGCAGCCCGTGATTCACGATCACATCCCACGATGTCGCCTCGTCGCCTTGCACCCAGCCCAGGTGCAGCCCGAGCCAGCGATCACGCCACACGCCCCAGCCCCACGGCGTGAACCAACGTCGCAGCCCGCACTCGTCGAGGCACCCGTTGCTCACCCGCTGGTAGCCCGAGACGTTCATCACGGCGGGATCGTCGCGGTAGTGATCCCTCGCCCACGCGAACCATCGCAGGCAGTCCCGCGTCGGCACGGTGTCATCCTCGAAGTGAACGTGAAACTCGCTGCCCATCTCGTTGAACCCATACGCGAGAGCGTTGCGGATCGCCCGGTTGCACCCGACCCGCTCGGGGTAGGTGCCCGATTGGAAGCCGTACCGGGCCGCGAGGGCGGCGGAATGCACTGACGCTTCCGAGGGATCGACCAGCACCATCACGCGGCAATCGCCGATGCCGTAGCACGACCGCAACGCGGCGAGCGTCTGCTCCAGATACGCCGGGCGGTTGTAGGCCGAGACGGTGATGTTCACGAGTTGCGGAGCTCCTCGGCGAGCATGGCGAAACGCTTGTTCCCGTCGGTGTGCATCTGAGAGTTCGCATCCATGCTCGCCCCTTCGTAGGCGTCGAGGTGCCCCGCCGTCCGCAGCGTGTGCAGCGGCGTGCCTTCGATCTCGGCGGTGCCTGAGAGTTGATGCGAGTCGAGCGGCAGCGATTCGATGAATCGCACCGTGTCCTGCATCTGCTCTCGCGTCTCGCCGGGGAGCCCGACTGTGAACGTGCCGTGAACCGTCATGCCGATTCGCTTGAGTTCATGCACCACCTCGCGGGCGTACTCCAGATCGAGGTGCTTGTTCACGATCTTGTCCACGACGTACTGGTTCCCGCTCTCGAACCCGAGCTTCACGCCGAAGCAGCCCGACTCCTTCATCACCGACCACGTTTCCATCTTGCTCGTGTCGGCCCGGCACATCGCCGACCACGGCACGCCGACTCGCCGCATGACCTCGCACATCTTCACGACGTGCGAGTTGCCGAGGTTGAACGTGTCATCATCGAAGTAGATCGAGCGGAACCCGTAGTCACGCACGAGCCCGGTGAGGTACGGCTCCATGTACTCGGGCGAGTAGTGGCGAACCTTCCGCACGTTCGTGCCGTCGGGATCGTTGCCCGTCATCGCGGCGGGCCACACGCAGAAGCAGCACTTGTACGGGCATCCCCGGCTCGACCATACGTGAGCGTGTGGGTACTGCTGCCCGATCGGGTTGTAGTCGAAGTAGCGGTGTGCGATCTCCGCATCCATCCACGGCGGCGGTGCCGCGTTCATCTCAGCGAGCGTGAGCAAGTCGAAGTCGATCACGCCGCTCGCTCCCTCGATCACCTTGACCGCGTTCTTTTCGTACTCGCCCCGCAGGCACGCGTGAACCGGCAGCGTCGCGAGGATCTCGTCGCTCTTCGTGGTCGTGATCGGCCCGGCGATCACGATCTTCGCCGCCGGCAGCACGTTGTGAATCATCTGCACGACCTGGGCATCGTGCTGCCAACTCGGGGTGGCCGTCTCGATCACCACGATGTCGGGTCGCTCGGCGGCGAGGTAGTCGATGTAGGTCTGGTAGCTCTCCCGCAGGGCGATCGAATCGCGGAACCGGATCTCGGCGGTCGTGTTGGCCGCCGCGTAGGTCGCCGCGTACCCGAGGAAGAACGGGTAGGGGAGATAGCCCCCGAACTTGAACTCGCCCGGCATCGCGTTCGCGGGCATCGTGAACGGCCACCGCGAGCCGGCCCGCACGCCGCAGCGTAGGTACTGCTCGGAGACATCCCACCACGGCGGATTTGAGAACAGCACCTTCACGGGATGTCTCCTGCGTTCGCGAACCACTGCGGCTCATCTCGCGTGCCGTCGGCCCGCACCGTCGCGAAGACCGCCCGCGTGCTCTCAGCCGGCACGCCCCGCATCGCCCACCCGAGGAACGTCTCGGGATGAAACATTCCGCCCGCGTCGATGTACTCGTCTAGGCGGTCGAGCCGTGTGAAGTACCTTCGCATGGCTGGCAAGTCGCCGAACGCGAATCGGTCGTTGAACCCGAACCAGTTGCAGAACGTCGGCACCCGCCACCCCGTGCCCTCGAACGGCTCAGGCGGCACGCTGAACGCAAGGTCGGCCCGGCACCGCACCACGCAATCGGCTTCGATGCCGCTCGCCTCGAACACTTGCCAGACGCGACGCAGCCCCCAGAGTTGTTTCAGCACCCGCTGCACGCCGTGGCATCCCCGCCCGATCTGAATCGAATACTCCCGCCGCTCAGGCATCTCCCGCTGCGGCTCGATCACCGTCACTGCCGGGCGAAAGAGGAACGCTTTCTCGGCGTCCTCGTCGGCGACCGCGTGTACCACAAACGGTACATCGGGGTAGAGCTCGCGGATGCCGGCGGCACACTGGTCAGCCGTCCGCATCTGCCCGCTGACGAGCACGACGGTCTTCATGGTCGCACCCAAATGCTCGCGCCGTTGCGAATGAAAGAGCTCGACCAGATGCACGACCAATTCGGGTCTCGGCGGAGTTGCTCGTGAGCCTCGGCACACTTGAACGCGTGGAACACATCGTCGAGCATCAGTACCCGCACGCGATTCTTGAGCATGAAGAAATCATCGACGCCGCAGAACTCGCACCCGTCGATGAGGGCCGCATCCCATCGCTCATCGGTCAGCGTCTCAAGGTAGCCCGGCCCGGTGCGCTGTTCGTTCCACCACTCGCGAACCGTCGCCTCGTCATAGCGGAGCCGGTTGTACGGCGACCGCCAGACCTCCGCGAACTCGCGGTGAATCATCGTCTCGCGGCTGACGCTGCGGCGGCAGACGGTTGTCACCCACGGCTTTTCCGCCACGACGCCCTGGAGGTAGGCGTGTCGCACTCGGTTCGGTTCAACGCAGGTCAGCCGTGGGTCGGGCTGCGACTGCAACGCGTGCATCAGCACAGTCGTTGAGCCGAGCCCGTCCCACGAGCCAATCTCAATCACGCTCTGCACACGACACGCGTGCACCGTGGCGACAATGGCCTTGCCGAACTCGTCGTTGAGCGTGATCTCGGGCATGGGTCAGTAGTACCTCACGACCGCGACCCAGCCCTTTCGCTGCGGGCAGTAGGCGGTGCCCACCTCGCGGGGCTTCCGCACGCCCCAGAAGCAGCAGCGGCGAACCGCTGCCGAGGGCGAGACGGTCGAAAACCCGATGCCCTCGTAGTAGCCGCCACGGCGGGCACAGTGCGAGAACCCGCCCGAGCACGCGAGTGCCTGAGCGTGGTCTTGAGCCGACACGTAACTCGCCGCGACGGGAGCGGACGTGACGAGCACGCTCTGCTCCTGGGCAACGGCGGGCACGGCGAGGGCCGCGAGGAACACAAACACGATGGAACGCATGACGATTCTCCTGGGTCACACTGAACACGCCGCCGATCCGTGGCGACGCTTGCACGGTAGGCGAGCCGTCAAGAAATCCGCACGGTCGTTCGGCCCTCGCTGCCGTAGCTCTTCTCCACCACGAGCCGGCTCACTTGGGAGTCATCCACCCACGCGACGCCGTTGAGGGCATCGAGCACCGCCTTCGCCATGTTGTCGAGGTCGGAGCGAGGCAGCACCGGGGCATCCTCGCGAACGCCCGACTTGCGGAGGTGCGACTTCGGGCGAGCGAACACGAAGTCGATCACCACGTTGACCGGCTCGGCGTGCGGCTCGCAGCCGGCGGCCTTGGCGGCGAGTGCCACCGCCTGGCGGTACGGATGCACCGCGTGACTCTTCGGCACATACGCCCGGCCGAATCCGCCCACGGTCGAGACGCGGACGCGGGGCTGCGGCACGGGGTCGCCTGGAACGGAGAACGCTATCGCGGTTGACATGCTGCGAGAGTGCAGCCCTTGTCAAGTTCCCCCGCGATCTCCCGAATCCAATCGAGGTACAACGCCACCCGCGTATGCCCGCTCTCCTCCCCCGCCTGACTCCGTACCGGCGGCTTGCCGATCTTCGCCGTGTAGGAGTTCACGCCGACCAGCACCGTGCGACCATCCGCCGCCCGTGCCCAGAGCGGGCCGCCGCTGTCCCCCGGTGCAATGCAGAACGGCAGAGGCGACCCGCCCCGCTCGATCTTGCAAACCCACACGCTCGCGACAGCCTCGGTCAGCCGCATCGTTCCCGCTCGGATCTGGTTGTCGCCGCCACCGAACCCGGTCGAGAGCCGACCCGTGACGCCGTACCCGGCTGCGGTGCAGACCTCACCCGCCCGCTCGCTGCCGTCAGTCAGCGGCGGATAGACCGTCACCGCGAACGGTCGCACTACATGCACGAGGGCGATGTCGTGCCGGGCGAACACGCCCGCGTACTCGTGATAGACGAACACCCTGTCGATCCGGTGCCGCCCGGCCGCCGTCTCGACCTCGCACGCGGTCATATCCCGCACGACATGGGCGGCGGTCAATGCCCAGTGCGGGGCGATCAGCGTGCAAGTGCCGACCTGCGGATTGCCGTCCGTGTTCATCCCGCCGAGCCGGCACGTATACGCCGCGAACGTCTCGCCGTACTGGCGGTAGCGGGCGTCGGGAATCGTATCCTCGACGGTGCCCGCAGAAGCCACCGCCGCGACCAGCCCGGCGATGAAAGCCAAGCCCCGCATATCCCGATGATGCCACGGGCGGCAACGATGCTTTCAGTCCGCGACCAACGTCATCGTCCGCAGCGAGTACGTTCGCAGATACACGCCGCCTACAACCGACTCGCCTCGGGCTTCCTTCTGCCGACGAAACTCAGCAGCACGAGACGCCACCCACGGCGACAACGCGAGCGAGTCTTCCGATGCAGCGGCATCCTCTCGCGACGGCGGGTCTGGCTCACGCGAGCACAGCATGTCGCGATCGCTGATGCCGTACTTTTTCCGCAGCCAGTAGATGTACGTCTCGGTGCATCGATAGCGGGCCGACAGATCCTCGACTGTCCAACCCGCTTCCCAGAGTTGCCCGAGCTCGTCGATGTCGATGTGGTAGTGCTTCACGGCGTTCCTTTCGCTGCGATGTAGAGACCGATGTTCGAGAACGCGTATCCCGCGTAGGCGAGGGCAAGCCCGTGCTTGCCCTGCCACGCGAGATCCGCTGCCACATAGGCGTAGATCAACCCGGTGATGGCGATCAGCGGAGCAGCCATCACGCATCCTTCGCGAGCGGCATGATGATTCCGGTGATGTCGCCGCACTTGAGCATCACCCGGCTCTCGGGGTCGGTCGCGTACACGTCCACCTGGGGCTCGCCGTCGCCCGGCAAGTGCTCCAGAAACTCGACCACGTATCGCGGATCGACCTTCGTCGCACTTGTCGTGCCGGGGGCAACGAGTTCGCACTTCACGATCGACTCGCCGAACTCGCTCGACCGGGCCGAGATCGCGAGCGTGTTGTTCGTCCACGTCAGATCGACGCCCTTCGACTGCTCACTCGTGACGATGGCGGCGGCCCGCACCGCCGACTTCAAGTCGGCAATCTCCAGCACGCTCGGCTCCCCCTCGGGCTCGCCCATCACGTCACGCCAACGCGGGAACTGCCCCTCGGTCACCTGCCCGTAGACCGTGCCGGCGTCAGTCGTGAACATCACTTGCCGGTCGTTCGCCTCGACCTCCACCAGCCCGTCGCCGTGAGCCATGCCCGTGACGATCCGCATCACGCGAGCGGGCACCAGCACCTTCCGCGAGTCGGTCGCTTGGTCGGTCTCGGTCTCGACACAGCACAGCCGGCGACCATCGGTCGCCACCCAGAACTGAGCCGACCCGTCCCGGCTGGGCTCGACCTCCAGCAGCACCGCCCCGAGGGCGTAGCGGCTGCTCTCGGTGTCGCACGCGTAGGCGGTCGCCGTCGCGGCCCGGCGGAACTGATCCGCTGGCAGCCGGCACGCGGGCTTGAGTTCGCCCGTCGTGTTCGCCGGGAACTCGGCCGCTTCCTCGGTGGGCAACGTCCACTTCCCCGAGCCACACTTCACGAGCACGCTCGAATCCTTCGGCGTCAGCGTCACCTCGTCGCCGGTCGCCGCACGCACAATCTCCAAGAGACGCCCGTGAGGCACGAGCATGGGCTCGCCCTCTTCGCCGATCTTGACCTCGATCCGCACTTCGAGATCAGTCGCGGTCATCAGCCCGTCGCCGATGCGGACGTTGGTCAGCACCGGCTTCGGCGAGCGGGTCGGCACCGCCGGCTTCACCGCCTGGAGGGCGGCGAGCAGTTCAGTTCGGGAAAACTTGATGCCACTTGCGGGCTTCGTCTTTGTTGCGGTCGCGGTCATGGGTCAAATCCTTTCGACGTAGGGAAGCCCCCGAGAGAAGCCCGAGGGCGAAGGTCAATCCGTTCACCAGCACTCCCACGCAGACAAGCGTGAGTTGTTCGATCGTCATGCGGCACCGCCTTTCTGGGCGAGCAACGTCTGGAGGTACTTCGCCATGCGGCGGTTGTCATCAGCGAGCCGCTCGCACTGCGTCTCCATCCGCTCGGCCCGCACCGCACACCGGGCGGCTCGGGCCGCGAGCCGGCGGATGTGATGGTGGGCGAGCTCCAAGGCACGGCGGGCACCGTCGTTGAGATCGTCATCCCACGAGTGAGCCTCGCAGAGATTGGCGACATCGCCCGGCGGGAGGGGTCGGCGTGGCTTCATGGCTTCTCTCCCGTCGGGCGTAGGGTGCGAGCGACGCCGGGCACCCACTGCACCACCCCCGCCCGGCGTAGGGCTCGGAGGTGACCGACAACCGAGTTCGGGCTCGTCCACCCGAACTGCTGCATCAACTCCCGCACACTCGTGCAGTAGCCGTGCTGCTCATGAAATCTGGCTATCGCGTCAAGTACCTGACGCTGCCGCTTCGTCAGAGGCGGGCGTTCCGTCGCCGTCGTCATCTCGTATTCTCCTGTGTTCGCGGAGCGGCGGGGCCGGTCTTGCACCGGCCCCCGCCGCATCCGCATTGATATATCCATTGGTAATACTTGGATTACCAATGGATAAGACTGTCAATGGTTCCACATGGGGGCGCAGTTTGTTCCCAACGGGGGCGCAGTTCGTCCCAGAGGTGGGAACAGTTCGTCCCAAAGGTGGGAACAGTTGTTGCCGACGGTTGGAACAGTTCGTCCCAACGGTTGGAACAGTGCTGTTTCCAACGGGGGCGCAGTTGGCGACCATGTAAACCGACCGCCGACCCTGCCCGCCGCCCCGGACGAGCACCAAAATGCCCTCGGCGAGAAGCTCGTTCAGCCCCCGATGCACCGAGGATGTTCCTACGCCCATTTGCCGGGCGATCTCGCGGACGCTGACCCGAACCTCGCACGTCGCGAAGTCGCCCCTGTAGAACGCCCAGAGGGCCATCCGAAGCCCTTGGGCTCCGATCCGGCAGAACGCCCCGCTCTCCCACAGAGCCCCCCAGCGGCGACGCATCTCGCCCTTCGGGTCGGCTTGGTTCCCGGTCTTTTTCTTCCCGCGTGCCATCAGAACTTGCTCCAGTCCTGGGCCTTCGGGGCGTGGGCCGCGAACTCAGGGATCTCGGCGGCAGCGGCGGCATCCTCGAACCGCTGGTACTTCCCAAAGAACCAAAGCTCAACGTCAGACATCTGGCCTTGCCGTAGCTTCTTGCACTTCCACTCGATCAAGAGTTCGCCGTCACTGCCGACGTTGCCCTTGCGGTGCCCGAAAAGGAAGTTGTCGCAGTCGTAGTCGATCTGGTTCGAGCCTTTGCCGATGTTGCCGATCTCGGTGTTCGCGTCGCAGCCCTTCGCGATGTTCGTGACCAGCAGCGTTGCCATGTTCCGGGTCGTGGTCAGTTCGCGGAGCTTGAGCAAGCACTCATTGATCTCGCCGGTCTTGTCCTGAAAGTGCCGATTCGCCCGGATGAGTTGGAGGTAGTCCACGATCAACAGGGCGGGCTTGTCCTTGTTGATGCACTGCTCGATCTTGTCCATGAGCAGCGGAGCCTCGACCAACTTCAGCCGATCGCCGACCTTGTTCGACAGATCGACCGCGAGCTTGCGGGCGTTGCCTTGCTTGTGAATCACGTCTTGCAGCGTGAGCGAGTTTTCCCGCCCGCCGAACGTGGTGATCGCCCTAGCCCCGAGGGCGGCTCGCGTCATCTCCCCGAGGCACCAGACCGCGATCATGCCTGGGTTCTGCTCCAGGCAGTCGATCGCCAACTGCATCGCGAGGGCCGACTTCCCGACGCCGGGGGCCGCCGCGACGGCGGTCATCTGCCCGAGAGGCAACCCACCATCGAAGAGCTTGTCGATCGAGGCGATGCCCGTCGGGATCGCGGGCGTCTCTTCCTGTTTGATCCACGCCTCAATCGCATCGACCAGCGTCGGCGTCTTCGTCTCTTCGCTGGCATCCGCCACCGGCACCGCTTCCTCGGCTTGCCCGAGGATCGGCAGCCGAGGCCGCTTCCACGCGTTGGCGATCTGACGCGGGCAGTCTTCGAGATCGTCGCCCCGGAGCCCGACCCGACGCATCCGCTCCATGATGGTCGAAATCGTTTCCTGCACGCCCCAGCCGCGAGCCGCCATATCACAGGCGACCGTGAACATCGTCTGCCGTCGGCCGGCGGGGAGCGTGAATCCTTCTTCGAGGAACCGCCTCGTGAGGTCGCTCATGCTCTTGGGCTGCACGACCACGCTCTGCGATGCCGTCTTGCGAAACCGATCGAGCGAGTAGATCCGGGTCGCATCGCAGTCCGAGAGCACCGCGAGCGGACGTTGCTCGTGCTTCCAGTTCACGAAGCCCGGCAGCCGCATGATCCGGGGCCAATCGCAGATGGACGAGTCGCTGCCGAGGGCCGAGGCGATCGCCTTCATCCGCTCGTGCCACGCGTTCGCGTCGGTCATCGGCTCATCGAGCCGCCACCACGCATGAACCCCGCCGCCGCTTTCGAGGATCGCGGTCGGCCAGGGCAGCCCGGCCGCCTTGATGCGGGCGTAGGCGTCTTCGAGGATCACGCCCCCGTCAAAGTCGGCGAACAGGCACCGGGCCAGGGCGACGCCCTCGGCCTGACTCTGCCCCTTCGCCTTCCTCGGGTTCGCCCCGAAGTACGCGTGAACGCGTAGCTGCTCGGTGTTCAGCCCGTGCAGCCACTCCACGATGTCGGGGAGCTCGGCGAGCGTAGACCACCGCCGACCAGCCGACGGCGGGAGCGGGCGGAACTCGATCACATCTTCGGGCTCGAAGATGCAGCCGAGGAAATCAATGCACTGGTCGAGAGCGTCCATGCTCACCTCATATGCGGATGGATGATCCTGTGGCAGGGGATGCAGACGGCCCGCAGATCCCACAGCGGCTCTAGGCCGAAAACCTCTGGGTACTTCAAGTGATGCACTTGTTGCGCATCCGCCTGCCCGCAGCACTCGCAGACGCCACCGCACCGCTCTAGGACGAGCAGCCTCTTCGTATGCCAGACGGGAGACTCCAAATACCGGCCGTACATCTCCCACCACTCACGCGATCTCTCCCCGCGAAGTTCGCAAGAAGAGTTCGCCGCACGCTGACGATATTCGTCGCAAAGACTCTGGTACTCCCTTGAGACGCGAACCTCTAGTTCTTCGTCCCATACTTCAGTGACTCCACGCATGGCTACGTTCGGCCCGACGCCCTGACCGCACTTGCGGCATTGCATCTTGGCACGCATCCCTGACGGGTATTGCTTCAGTCGGGGCACGAGGTCATGCACGCACGATTGGCTCCAGTGCGTGTTCCACGGTGCGGCCGCATGATCCAGTGGCTGCGCCTTTGGGGCCGTGCCGAATGCGAACATTGAAGAAATGTTGACTAGGCCGACGCGTTGCATTGTCGCCTCCATGCGAACTTGCTTCATCGCACTCTCCACTTGACCGCCCGCCGTCCGCTCCGCGTCTTCCCTTCGCCCGCCTGGACGATCATTTCCTTCGCCACAAGCTCGATCCGCCTGGGCCGCTGGGTGCTCGGCGACATCGGGATGCCCAACTGCATCTGCTCATCGGTCGCCCCTTCGGGGTGATCCGCGAGGTAGTCGAGTACCTTCCGCTGGCACGCGTTCACCGTGACCGGCGTCAGCGACTCGGCTGCGGCCCGGCTGGTGATGCTGTGCCGCTGGAAGAGCGGTAGGTCTTCGAGCGTGGTCATCGCGTCTCCTCCGCGAGCAGTCGCTTGTCGAGGTGTTCGTTCACATCACGCAACGCCCGGCAGAGCGTGTGCAGACGCCGGTTCTCCTCGCGGAGCCGTTCGTTCTCAGCCTCCAGCGACTCGGCGAGTTGCCTCAGATCGCGGGAGGGACGGGGGCGGAAGATGGAGAGGAGCCAGTTCATGCCACGGCCTCCGCGTCGAAGAGTCGCCGTTGCGCCCGCTCCTGCCGTTTCCTCTCCTGCTCTTGCCGCTTGGCTTCCGCACGGCGAGCATCACGGAGCCGGATGTACGTTCCGTAGGCTTCCGACTTTGGCTGCGTCTGCCCCAGCCCCTTGCACCAGTAGTCGTTCCGCAGGAGCACCTTGCACATTCGCCGCCAAGACGGTGCCCAGCACTTCGACTCCAACTCGGGCGGTGCTTCTTCGGGGATGCCCGTGTAGCCCCGCTGGTGCCAGCCCCAGATGAACTTCTTGAACCGGGCCGCGTAGTGGTCGCGAGTCTTCTTCGGCATGGTCTGCAACAAGAGGTTGCAGAACGACTTCCAGGTATGTCCCTCGGGCTTCGTGATCTTGTGGTAGCCGTTGATGTTGCCTTTCTCTTCGATGTAGAGCGATCCGCTGTTCGCGCCGTTGACGCGGGCCACGAGCTTGAACCACGTCTGAGGCTCAAGAATGTGATACAGCCAGAGCCCGCGTCGCTGGTCATCGCCGAACGGCTGGCAGAGCCGTTGCTGCGAGAGCTTCACGCCCGCTTGATTCATGCGGTCGTAAATGTTGTTGTGCGGCTTGTCGGGATGCTTGGCGTGATACCGCCAAATATCCTCGGTCAGCCAATCGTAGATCGGGTAGACGTTGAACACGCGATCCACGATGTTCGTTGTCCACCGCCGCCCGCCGAACGTCTTGCCTCGCTTCTCCCAGGTCGCAATCGCACAGTAGCGGTGCAGGCTTTCTTGCGCCCGAATGCCGATAAACCCGGCAGTGAGCTCGCCTTGCCCGTACCACTCGCCGAATAGAACGATAAACTCCTCGAACTCCATGCCGGCCACGGCGAACGGGTAGTCGCGTTCTGTCTTGCAAGCCATCGGCTTGTCGCGAACCCACGCCTCCCGCTTCGCCTCATCCCAGCACGTCCACCTGGGCTCGTAGTTCGTCACCGCGTTACGAAGCAGCATCGGCATGCAGATCCAATGCGGGTCGATGTTGTCGCGGTAGAGGTGGAACATCTCATCTATGTGGGCGATCGTGTCGGCATACTGAGCCTCGAAGTCGATGAACATCACCGCGACCTTGCGACCCCGCTTAATGGCCTCCTCCATCACGAGGTGCATCATCACGCTCGAATCCTTGCCGCCGCTGAACGCGACGTAGATTCGCGGGAAGTTGTCGAAGGTCTCGGCGATGCGTCGCCTTGCGGCCGTCAGCACGTCGATGTCGCTGAATCTCTTGACGCCCATTAGTAAATCTCCATCTCGCGGTCGGGAGCGGCGGTGCTCATGTCCACCGGCTTGCGACCATTTGCTTTTAGCCACTTGTTCAGAGCCGCCAGGGCCGCAGCATTCGCTGCTTCTTGCTGGTCGCTGGTCAGCAGGTAGAAGCCGCCGCGATAGGTCGCAGGGATGCCGATGGCGTAGCACGCCGCCGCTTGCCCCAGCCATGCAATGCGGTTCATGGCAGCGTTGGTCAGGTAGTGCTCACACGAGTTCTTCCACTTCGTGATGACGCCTCGCAACGCTTTCTTGAACGCAGGGATGTCGGCCAGGAGATCCCGCATTGCGGCTTCGCATTCCGCTTTGTTCATGCCTTCCTTGGTGGTGGCGTAGAACCCTGCCTTGTGGCACTCCCACTTGTCATAGGTATGGAAGATGCGACCTTCGTCGGACGTGTTGACAGTGCGAAAGCCAGCGGTCTCGTCTTCCCCGTAGCTCTGCACATCGTCGGTCAGTTCGGCGAAATCGGCCTCAGTGACCGAGCCTTCAACGTCCCACGATTTCGAGAACTCTTGATCGGTGAATAGTTCCGCTAGTCCGCTGATTTGGCAGAGCCGCAGGATCTCGTCTTGATCCATGCCGAGCTCGCGGGCGATCTTTTCGTCTGCCCAGTTGCGACGCTTCAGCTCGATCACGATGTCGCTCATCGCCGACACCGCGTGCTTGCCGCGAGCCCGGTTGTGCCGGATGGTCGAAGCGATGCGATCGCCGCGATCCTGTCGCTCGGTGTTGATGATCGTGAGGGGAAGGTAGCCGCGAATCCGCTGCCGAACCTCCATGCACTCGCGGCCTACGCGGTTGCGGTGGAATCCGTCTACGACTTCGTGGACGTATTCACGCTTCCACGAGACGATCGGCTGCGTGTATCCGTCTTCGAGGATGGACAACTTGAGCAGTTCCATCTCTGGCGGCGCGACGCTGTTCGGGTTGTAGTCGTTCGCCTGGATGTTCTCAGTGTGAATCCACTGAATGCAGTCCACCGGCTCCCGCTTGAACGGGCCTGCGTCGTGCATCATCCGACGAGCGGCATTGAGTTCCTCGACTTGCTGGGCAAGTGGCAGTCGCTCCAACTGCTTGCACCAATCGGCAATGAAATCAAGCATCATGGGTTTGCTCCTTCAGTCCCCTCTCCACCGCTTCGGCGGCAAGTACCGTTCACCCTCCGGGTTCTCTACCTTCCACGCCTCGAACTTGATCGCCGCCAGTTCACGCAACGCGGCAGCGGCCTCGGGCACCAGCGTCACGTAGTCGAAGTCCCCTCGCTGCCGCTTCTCCGCTTCGATCGCGACGAGGCGATCGGCGAGCGACTTGAGCCGCAGGATCGGGGCGGTGCCTTCGTTGACGCTGGTCATGCGGGCACCTGTTGCAGATCGGCGGCGCGAGTGCGGCAGTCATCGGCCCGATCCCGCAGCCCCCACGAGATCGCGTCGATCGAGCGAGCCGCGTGATCCCACGCTTCCGGCTCGCTGTCGCACCACTCGGCACCGTGCTGCGCCATGTACCCGCCGGGCATCTCGACCCACCACTGCCCCGCGATAGCTCGCAAGGTGCCGGTCTGGATCGTGATGCTCACGTACTTCGGGTGTGCTGCTCCGACTTGCAGGATCGCTCGGTAGACCGTCTTCATCGTTCCATTCCTCGGGGTGTATTGGCGGCGTGTCGTGCCGCAGCCGGTCGAGTCACTCGGGAGTAAGGGAGGCGGGAGCCTCGACTGCACTGATACGACGCCTCTGGAGTGCGATGGCGGCGGATGTGGCTTGCCAGCCACTAGGGCAACCGCGTGCCGCTGTGCCACTAGAACGGGATGTCATCGCCCGGCAGTCGATCGACCACCGGCTTCGGGTTGGGCTTGATCGCGGCGGGCTTCGGCTGCGTCGCCGCGAGCGGCACGTACCGCTTCACGACCGCCGAGGTCTTCCCAGCCTTGCTCGTGTAGTGGCTGATCTCCACCACGAGCGTCTGCCCCTCGATGTCGCTGGGCGAGAGCGAGAGGCGACCATCGACGGGCTTGATGCCCAGGGCGTCGGCGAGGTTCGCGGCCCGCCACCCGAGGTGATGCGGGATATCGTCGAAGACGAACTTGTAGTCGCCCTCGACCGTCGCGAGCCGCAGCTTGAGGCAGTCCCCGTCGGGGTTCGTCTCGTGCCGCTTGTACTCGTTCGTGCCTTCCTCGCACAGCTTCACCAACATCTCGTGCCGCCCGGCGGGGACAATCTCCCGCTCGCGGGTCACGGTCTCGGTCGGCTGCTCTTCGATCATGAAATCCATCTCTCACGTCCTTTCCGTAGGGGTGTCGATTCCGTTCCGTTCACTCAGTCGCAGCGGGCTCGCCCGCCGTGGTCTCGATAGCGGCGAGCCGCTCGTTGATCTGGTCGGTCAGCCTCGACCACTCGTCGCCGGTCAACTGCCCGGCAGCCACGTAGCCGTCGATGGCTCGGGTCGCCTTGCGGAGATCCGCGTCGGTCGCCGCCTTGCCGATGAAGGCTGCCGCCTGGAGGTACTTCTCGCTGGGCGGCGTCACGGTCGGCGTGCCGCCCGCGAGCCACGCCGCCAGCCGCTCGCCCGTCGCGGGCGTGATCGGCTTCGGGTCGCCCGCGAAAAGCCCGGTGCGATCCTTGGAGACCGTCGCGTAGTGCCCGTCGTGGATGAGGTCGAGTACGCAGGTAAACTCGAACTCCAGCCCGTCGCGGGCTTCGAGCTTCATCCCGAGCTTGGCGACCTTCTTCTTCCCGTGGTCATCGACCTGGGCGGTCTCGGTCTTGGATCGCCCGCAGCAGATGACGTGAGCCGGGCTCCGCAGGATCGCGTCCACGAACGCCCGCCAGCGGGGCGTGATGACGCTGAACGCCGACCATGTGTTCCCACGAAACTGGGCCTTCGCCACGTCTTCGAGGATCTCCAGGCAGCCGCCCGGCCCGCTCCAGCAGTGCGTCACCGAGTCGATGACGATCACTTCGTATCCCGCCTCTTCGGCTGCCTTGATGGCTTCGATGTACCGCTCGGGAGAGAACGGTGGGCGAAGGTCGATCACGTCGAAGTCGTGGAGGTGATCGTAGAGGTCGGACGATCCTTCCTCGGTGTCGATCACGACCGTCTTGCCGCCCATGCCATTCGCGATCTGGAGGGCTCCCCAAGTCTTTCCCGCACCGCTCGGGCCGGTGAGCAGGAGCCGCAACTTTGTTGCCGAGCGGCGGGCTTTGCGAATCTGAACCATCTGTCGAGTTCCTTTCGTTCTGTCGTTCCGTTCGTGAAAAGCCGCTTCCCCGTCCTTGCGTCAGCGGCCCGATCCCTTCCTGGGTGTTCCCGGTTCCACCGGGCTCCTGTTTGCTTCAAGCAGTCGCGGCTTTGCCCGCGTACTCCAACTCGTGCGGGTAGTAGGCGAGCGTCTCGCCGTCCATCTCCACGAGGCAGTACGCGGCGTTGACGTGCCGCACGATTCCAGCCCGCCTGCCGCCGATGTAGGGCGGCTCGGCAATCACGCAATCGCCCACGGCGGGGCGGTAGCCATAGGTCTCGGTCATCCCTGCGATTGCGGCGGCAGCTTCTGCGTAGTGAGCGTCCATTCTTGAGTCCCTTCGAGGTGTGTTACTGGTCATCTGTCCATCGGTGAGGGGGCGTATCCTACCCCCCTCGGTTGCATCGTCAAGCGAGTTTTCGTTCGCGTGGTTTCATCGGGGAAATGAGGCGTTTTCGTTCGTGCCGTATTGTCTAGCGGTAGGTAGGCTATGGTCTAGCGGTAGTTTCGTCAACCGGAAAGACCAGCGGCGAGGATTCGCAGCAAAACGATCGCGAGCTCGATCCAGATTTCAGCGTTCATGGTGCCCTCCTTGGCGTGTGAAGAATCCAAAAGTGCCACCCGTTTCGCGGCTGTCGGCTGGCCGGGTGGCCCCACCGTGTGCGGTCAGGCTGTGCGGACGAAGTACGGGTGCATACCTTCGGCTTTGATCTCGTCACATGCCTCCCATGCTTCGGCGAGCGTCGCGAACCGCTTCACGCAGTCCGCAGTCGGCAGGATCGGGATGACCCGTGCGCCGCAGTTGAGCAGGCAGCAGACTTGCGAGTTGAGGATTCGCAGGACGTAGTAGCCGTTCGTCATCGTTCGTTCCCTTTCGTTTCGTGGAGTCGTGCCCGCCGGCCCAGGTGCCGGCGGGCGGGGTGGTTGGTCAGAGGCTCGTGAACAATCCGGTCGCGTCGCAGAAGTCAGCCTGGAGCGTGTCGCAGTAGACGTTCTCGCTCGTGGCGATGACGGTGTACTTGGTGCCCCAGAGGCGACCGTACTCGACCGTGTAGGTATCGCTCGGGGTGAGCCGCACCGTGACCATGTTGATGCCGTCCCTGATCCAGCCCGCCTTGGCGGGCAGCTTGAACCGAACGCCCGACTCAATCGCGGCGAAGCACTTGGCTCCGGTCATCGCGGCGAACCGACCGCCACCGAGTTGATCGAGGATCGTGTTTGCGACTTGCATGTTGTTGGTCATCGTCCGGTCTCCCTTGCGTCGTGTCCCGCGAGTCTCATTCGCTCGCGTCTGGGGGTACTATAGGCTATCGGTATTTGGGTTGCAAGGGGGTGAGAAAAGATTTTTTTGGGGGCGTTTTAGCGGGGAAAACGCTACTTCCGCCGCTTGGCGGCTTTTTTCCGCTTGGCGGCGGGCCGCTTAGCGAGGTGCTTCTTGCCCGTCGCCCTGGTCGTGAGGGTGTCGCGGACGTGGGCGGCAGATCGCTTCGCCACCAGCCGAAGCCGTTTGCCCATCATCCGGCTTTCGAGCTTGCCCTCGCGGCAGAGCACCCGCACCCAGCCATCGGTGCAGCCGATGAACTCGACCGCCTCCGAGACCGTGAGGTAATCCACGCCGTCGATGTTGTACGCCATGCTGACCATGCCCAAATGGTACGTAGAAATAGTTGGGAGTCAAACTGTCCTCATCGCCCAGCCCGCAGAATCCGCACGACCGGCGCGGGGATCGTGCCTCCCCGGCCGGCTGGCGGATACTGTGGACTAGGCAATGTTCGACTGGAGGCGGCTCCCGTCGAATCGTTGTATAGTGGACTGCTGTCCACGTATCCGATGAGCGAGGGAGTCGATGGAACCGATCACGCTGGCAGAGCTCTTCGAGCGGTACGGAGACCTGCGGAATCTCGACGCCAAGACGATGCAGCTCTACGTCATGCTGCTCGATCGCCTGCGTGCGTTCTTGGGGCACGAGCCCACAACGGCCGACCTCGACGATCTGACGATCTCGCGGTATCTCAGGCACCGAGCGACGCACCTCTACCGTGGGCAGCCGATCCGCCCGGCGAGCGTCCAGAAGGACAAGGTCATGATCGCCGCCGTGTGGAACCTCGCCGCCCGAAAGCGATGGGTGAGCGAGTTCCCCGAGCTCCCCCGCATCAAAGTCGCCAAGAGCATCCCGACCGGGCGGGCCTACACCGCCGAAGACGTTGCCGCACTCATCCGCCGGGCTCGCCGCCGAATCGGCACGACCGGCGGGCAGCCTTCCGCGTGGTGGTGGAGCACGCTTATCTACATGGCTTACTGCACGGGCGAGCGGGCGACCGCGTTGATGTCGCTCCGCTGGGGCGAACTCGACACTGCCCGCCGCCGGGTGGTTTTCTTAGGCGCGACCCGCAAGGGCTCGACCCGCGACATCGAGCGAGACTTCACCGCCGACCTCGCCGGATTCCTCGAAGCCCGCCGCCGCCGGCCCGAGGATCTCGTCTGGCCGTGGGATCGGCATCGCGGGAGCCTCTGGACGAGCCTCAAACTGCTCTGCCGGCTGGCAGGGGTGCGGTATAGGGGCTTCCATGGCCTGAGGCGCACACGGGCTTCCTACGCAGCCCTAGCGGGCGGTACGGCTGCCGCCACCCAGGTGCTCGATCACTCCGACCCCAAGCTCCAAGAGCGGTACGTTGACCCTCAGATATGCCCCAGCGAGCAGAGCGGCGTCGAGGTCATGCCGTCGCTGCGGCTGGACGATCCGCCAGCCGGGCAGGAAGAGCCGCCCGCCGAGCCGGCGGCGTGACGCTACCGCCGCTTCCTCGCCGCCCGGCGGGGCTTCGCCGGTCTCCCCATCGTGGGGTGCCGCTGGTAGGCCGCGACGCTCTTCGCGTCCACGAGCCACGCCCGCCCGAGGCGGGTCGCCTGGAGCACGCCGTCGTGGATCAGCCGGCGTATGTGGCGATCGGTGATGCCCGCACGCCGGGCGGCTTCGGTGACGCTGATGATGGTCGGGGTGGTCATGTGGCTCTGTATTCCGGCTGGTCGATCTCGGATCGCGTGAGCACCGTCATCACGCCGTTCGGGTCGCCGCCCTCGCAACGTTCAATCGCGAAGACGCTCAGAATCTCAAAGTCGGTGAATCGCCGTCGCGTCTCGTGATTCTTCGGGTCGGCGTATTCGTCCACGACATCGCGACCATCGGCGTCGCACTCGCAGAGCAGGATGACATGCTCGCCGGGGTTGCCGCTGCCTTCCCCAAGGATGGCCGACGCCACGCAGTCGATGCGGTAGTGCCAGCCAGAGCAGCCGCCGGCATCGAACGTGATGTCGGCGTCGTTGTCGAAGTCAGCTAAGAGCCTAAGTAGGTCACGCTTTTTCATGAAACGCTCATTTCATAGTTGGCGACAATCTGCTTCAGGTTTCCGCAGCCATTCTTGATTCGGTATTCGTCATCGGCTGTCAGGGCAATCGTGGGAAAACGATTCGCGAACTCCGCGAGCCGGAAGCTCTGTGCTTCATCAAGCGTCCGGCAGTGCATCGCGTTGATCGGGCTGAACTTGTTTTGCTTCTTGACGCGAAACGCGACCTTGCCGGTTCCGTCGCAGGTGAAGCAAATCCCGCTGGCGATTCCAGAAAACGCCTCAATGTAGCCCGACCCGCCGCACTTGTAGCATTCGCAAGTCTTGGTTTCGCTTTTCATCTTTGTCCCCTTCGCGTTGGTGTCGTTGCTGGTCATGCCCTAACTATATCCGCTATCGGACATATGGCAAGGGGGGCTTGAAAAGATTTTCCGAAAACCGCGTTTTCCCCGAGGAAACCGGGGGTAGGTACATTCGGCGTACCTACCCGGCACAGCGAGGAGGCGGCGGGGAAAGGGAGAAAACCCGCCGCCTCAACTCGCTGGCCCGGATCATTCGGTCGCGGGCTGCCGCAGTTCCTCGCGGTACGCCGCCTCGACCTTCAGTCGCCTCACCTCGAACAGCAACCGCATCACATCCGCCGCGAGCGAGCCGCTCGTGCCCGCATCCCAGCACCCCGAGAACCGGCGTGCCCGTTGCTCGCACTCCGCGAGGTACGCGTCGGTGAGGGGCTCACGATCCACCGTGTTCCTCGCGATGAAGCAAAAGGGCGAGCAAACTGTAGGACGCGAGATCAGCCAAGTTGTCTTCGAGCGACTCGTTCTCCAGCCGCCCGGTCGCGTTGTACGCCGCGAGCCGCGTCACCTTGTCGCTCAACCGCACCATCGCACCCTTCCACGATGGGATGCCGACGAACTTCGCCCCGTTGCGAATGTTCGCGAGGGGGTCTTCGCCACTCGGGCAGCCGTAGTCTCGACTCTTCCTGCGGTGCATCTCCTTCAGCGAGTCGCACAGATCGAAGAACGCCTGCGATGTCGGGTGAACGTCAGACTTCAAGAGCGAGTCGCCCCGCCACGCCTGAGCGAGCACCTCGGCTGCACATTGCTGGGCCGGCTCGCAGCCCGCAAGCGGCGGCGGCGTGTAGCCCACCAGCTTGTCATCGCTCGGGTCGGTGCTCGCCAGCCGCTCCCGCACCGCTGCCCGCAGTTCATCGTTCGCTCTCTCCAGAATCGCCGCTGTCATGTGAGTTCCTTTCTCGGGCCTGCTACGTGTGTCGCGGTCAACCCACCGTCGAACGCGTAGAGATGAGTCTCCATCGCTTGTCTAGCGTTGAGGAACCCCAGGCTCGCGTGCCAATCGTCGGCGACGCAGAGCGAGGGTGCCGTTCTGACCAGCACGCCGTCGATCGTCTCGATCGGTCGCGACCACTCCGCAGCCGTCGAGTGGTAGTGCCCCGTGTGGTACTCGCGGTACGGGCACGCCGCCCACTGCGACGCCGCCTCGATCGCCATGAGTTGCGGGAGTCGCTTCTTCGCCTTGTGCCCGTGGGCGAAGCCCAACAGGTTCCGCCCGTGCGAGAGGTACTTCCGCCCCGTGTAGTTGCCGTCGATCGTGATTCGCTTGTCGTTGCGGTATCGCTCCAGCAAGAGCCGATGGAAGACCCACGAGAGCGTCTCGTCGTGGTTGCCATGCACGAGCACGACATCGGTCGGCACCGTCTCGGCGGATCGCTCCACGATCCCGAGCAGCGTAGTCGTGCCAACGTCCAACATCTTCTGAAGTCGCCCGTCGCGTTCGAGTAGCGTGCCGCTAGAGGTCTCAGCCCGCTCGGCCCGGTCGTAGTGAAAGAGATCACCCAGGAAGGCGATCGTGCGGCGAGTGGGCTTGTGGGAATCTCCCACCGCCAGGAGCTCGTGTCCGGTGTCGCGAACCACCCGCTCGGCAATCGAGAGATCCCAATCCGCCCCCGTAGTCGCCTTCCACGAGTAGTTCCCGAAGTGCGTATCTGAAACGACCAGCACTTGCCAGAGCCCCGGCTTCGGCTTGCCGTGTCCCTTTGTCTTGGGCTTGCGTATCTCCCCCTTCGCCGCCTCAATCATCGCGGCGACCGCATCGGTGATGCTCGGCCCGGATTTCGGTCGCAGCCGCACGAACACGCGATGCAGTTCGGTGACGGTCGTGCCGCCCTCGCCGTCGCCCGAGGCACACTCCCACTTCGTCGCCTCGCTCGCGGCGACTTCGTACCGCGTCATATCCGCTTCGATGTGGCGAAGCAGATCCTCGACCGTCTTGATGCGGCGGCTGGTGGAGCGGGCTTCGAGCGTGTCGCCTTCACGCCGCTGCGTCACCTGCTCAGAGGTCGCGGCCGGTGCCGGGGCCGGGAGGCTCGCGGCGACCGCGGCTTTCAGTCCTGCCTTGCCAGCCATTCACGCACTCCTGACGCCGTGCAGACCGGGATGCCACGCTCGCGGCAGTTCTCGACGATGGCGGCAGCGAGCCCGCGACCCGACGCCTGGAGCGTGCCAGCACGCCACTCGCGGCGGATGTCGAGCAACTCCTCGCGAATGTCTGGCTCCAGGCGGTCGAGCCATGTAGGCGACCGCTTGCTTGGCTTGGCGGATTCGGCAATAGCATCACGCAGGCTAATCACGCGGCACCTCCCTATACCCGAGCATGGTCAGCACCCGCCGCTGCACGCGGGCGAGTTCAGTCACCGCCTCCTCACTGATGCTCGGGCCGAGTACCGCGTGGGCGATCTCGTGGAGCACCGTCTCCATCTTCTGCGATCCCTTGCAGCGATCGTCGATGAGGATTCGCGGGCTGGTCGCGTTGTCGAAAAACGTCCAGCCCATCGCGTCGCCCTTCAACCGGGTGAACCGCAGGAGCCAACGCTTGCCGTCGATCGTGATGTGATGATCTTCAGCCACGGGCAACCCTTTCGCCCGTCAGTGTCGCGGGGCTGTCAACCGAAAACAGCCTTCGCGTACCGCTGGGCGAACCGCCTCACCCGCATCTGCACGCGGGTTCCCCATTCGTTGAGCCACCGCTGGCGAGCCTCACACCCGCACCCGCCGGGCTTGCCCTCGGTTCGCGTCCACCGCTCGACTCGCTCTTTCGTCACGCCGACGCGAGTCAGGCACCGCTCGACAAAGTCGCCCAAAAGGAACGGCCGCCACACCTCGGCGGGCGGTGGGCGGCAATCGCGAAACGTGGGCAGCCGCCGGGCTTGGTGACCGCAGACGCGGCACCGCAGATCGACGGTATCGTAGTCGCAGCGGGTCACGAGATCGTCGCGGTGTAGGCGGGGGTGTTGAACATCCCTGTCACTAGCGTGTATGCGTCAGCCGGTGGCGAACAGACCGGGAAATCAATGCAATCGCAGCCGGGGTAGTAAACGCCGGGAACAAACTCAAAAAACGGGCCGCTAAGGTTTATCCGCAGCCGGCATTTTTTGTAACACGTATCGTCGCAGCCTGCGTCAACGAATGTAAGCAATGTGTCAGACAGCGTTGCACATGGCTCAATGACAGCCTCCAACGAAAACGAATAGGTAGAGCCTTCAAAAACATACGTGCCGTTCGTGACCCATCGTGTCGGGTTGGCATTGAACGCGTCGATCAGTCCGCTGCTTCGGCTCAGCACGTAGTCTCCCTCTGCGGGCCTGCCGAACGAGCTCTCAATCAGATACTCAAGGTTGATAGTGATTTCCGCCGGCGTGGGCTCTTCATTGAGGCAGCACGAGCCGCAGACGCCGGTCGCATGAGATGAGCCGCCAGCGATTGAGGGAACTACCGGGGAGCCCGTAGCATCCTCGACACTTCCGCCGCCCGAGACAACAGTCGCAGTAACGTCGTTGAACGCCGGCACGCTCTGAGCCTTGTCGGGAAACTCCAGCGTAAAACTACTGCAATCTGCGATTTGTTCCTCGGTAGTCAGGCTGACGAGCGGGGCTTGAAGCAAGGATTTCGCGGGCTCGGCAGTCTTGTCTTGGCGGTACTCAAACACAATGGCTGAAGACGAATACGTGCTGAGAGCCAGAGGGTTGCACAGATAGGCTCGGTACTCGCACGCGTAACTCGGGATATTGAAGAAACTCCCAAAGAACTTACTGCGGGCCAGCACGAACGACTTCCCGTTCATGTACTCGCCCATGCAGTACTGATTCGGAAACCCCTCGGCTTCGTACCCGTCGCCTCCGTTGTTGACCGTGACGCTCGTGATCTCGCCGAACGTCGGGCTGTCGGGGTCATCGTCCACGTTCACGGTGAACGTCGCCCCGTCGCCATCACTAGGGGCGATCTGGTCGAGCACTACTGTGATGTCGGCGACCAGCGGCGGGGCGTCGGGGTCTTCACCGTAGAACGCACCGCCGTCCGAGAGGTTGATGCTTTCGATGTCGCCAAGGGCTTTGTAGTAGACGCCGGCAGACGAGATGCTGATCGAGTCGATCACGCCCGTGTCCTTGAAGTACGAGCCGCCGTACAACACATCCACCGTGTCGATCACGCCCGTGTCGAGGAAATACTGGCCCGCGTTGTCGATGCTCAGCGATGTGATGACGCCGCCGGTCACGTTTGCCGAGACCTGCCCCGCGACCACGGTCTGGCCAACGGATGGCACGATATCGAACAACTGCCCCTGCGTGTAGCCACTGCCGCCGTTCACAACCGTCACACCGCTCACGACCCACACGTCGCCAGACTGCACGACTGTCACGGTCAGGATCGCACCCGAGCCACCACCGCTGACGAGTTGAGCGGCAAGGGTTGGCTCGTCGCGAACTGTCTTGACCTCCAGCGTGGTCGGATCAAGCTCAACATCGTCAGCCCCGAGGATGATGTTGAGGTACTGCCCGTCGCTGTATCCGCTGCCGCCGTCAGTGACCGTGATCGAGGCGACCTCCCACGATTCGGGAGTGCCGCCCAGACTCGCGACGTTCACCGTCAGGTCGGCCGGGCCAGAGAGCGTGAGCTCGGGCTCGTCTCGCACCGTGCGAATCACGAGCGTCGCTTGCGTCTGCTCAACGTCGCCGCTGCCAAGCCCGACAGTCGCGAAGTCGCCGTCGCTGTACCCCGTGCCGCCGGCCGTCACGGTGATGCCAGAGATATACCACGTTTGCGGGCTGGAGCCTGTGACCGTGAGCGAGACGGTGAACGTCGCACCGGCGCCAGTGTCCTCGGGCGGCTCAATCGTCAGGTCGGGCTCGTCTCGCGAAGTCTGAATCAAAGCGGACGCTGCGGATTGCTCAGTCTCGCCAGCCCCGAGCGTGAACACGATCTGCCCGCCATCGGTGTACCCGCTGCCGCCATCGACAACGGTCAGGCCCGTGACCGCCCAATACGGCAGCCCGCATTCGTCCTCATCCTCCGTGAGCGTCACGGTGATGTCGGCTCCCGATCCGCCCGAGCCATCGGCAGTGATCGTCGGCTCAACGCGTGCGAGCGTGGCGTAACCGCTGCCGCCGTTGGTCACGGTGATCGCAGTGATCGCCCCGCTTGCCGTAGTGGGAGTGGCCGTTGCACCGGAGCCGTAGCACGAGCTGAACGAAACGAACAACGCATTGAACGCCGGGCCGACATCGGGGTAGCCATCGAATGTGACCGTCACCGTGTCAGGCAGTTTGCCCGTCGCACACTCGCCGCAAGGGATGTCGCAGCACGGGCTGCACGATGCCCCGAGCATGAATCCCAACGGATAGAGCGAGAGGGAAAACGCGAGCACCGCCAGGAGCGGAATGGATGCCGGCTCAATGGACGCGAGAAACTCAATCATGAGCAGCGTGCCGCAATCAGATACCACGCGGTGCCTTCCTTCGCGATAGCACACGGGGTCGATGTCGCCGTGCCGGCAGTGGTGATGACAGCGAACAAGTTGTAAGCCACGACGGTATTCGGCGTCGCCGTGACGCCGCGAAAGGTCAGTGTCTTCAGCGTGTCAATCGCCCATGTACCAGTAAAGGTACACATGCGAAACACCTTGCCGCCGCCGGGCGTGTCCACCCTGCCAAATGTCAGCGGTGCCCCGTCGCGATTGCCGCCCTCGACTTGACGAACGACGGCAGCGATCCGCTCGGCGGCACCGCGAGTGAAATCGACGCGGGAGGTACTCACTCACTCCTCCAAGATCTGGAGGAGCAGCCGCGAGTTGGGAGCGTTCGCCTGGGCCGCATAGTTGCCCGCTGCCAGCCGCAGCACGGCAGCATCGCCCGGCTTCAGCCGCACCGTCTCGAACAGCGTCGTGCCGCTCACCCGGCCGAACGAGATCGTATGCGTGCCAGCGGTCGCCAGCGACCGAGCGAAGCACAGCCCGAGGCTCGACGCCGACGCCGTGGTGATCGCCTGGGTGCTCGTGCCCACGTTGAGCGTCAGAGCCAGAAGCCCCGTCGTGGCGAAGTCGCTCGTGATGTTTGACGCGTTGAGGTTCTGATTCAACGCCCCGGCGTTTACGTTCACGTTCACGCTGTAGCTGATGTCTGCCATGGGAACTCCTAGGACGGCGGCGTGCCGAAATACTGTGACATTGAGATTCGCTTGTAGACGCGGCGAGTGAGGATCGCGGGCAAGGTCGCGCCCGACTGCTTGCCGCCGCTGCCGTTGAGGGCGATCGGATTCGCGGAGGCGACTTGCTCGCCGTCCGGCCCCGCGACATCGGCCCGCTTCTTCACGCCGCCGTCGATGTAGTTGAATCCCACATCGGGCAGGAGCAGGCTCCACCCGCTCTGACGGCAGAGCAGTTCGCTCGTGATCTTCCAGTACCGCACTTCCTGACCGTTCACCGACTCGACCGCTTGCTCGCCCGAGATGCCCTGCACCTTCACGCCGTCCTGGGGGAAGCCGAGGTAGCTGCCGTCGTTGACGCAGTTCGTGACCGCTGCCGCGAGAGCCGAGGGGAAGTTCTGCCGGTTGCTCTGGATCGTGACTTTCTGCTGGGCTTCATCGACGCTCAGCCCCTCGAAATAGTCGCCCGCCGAGTTCGTGAGCGGCTTCTGCGTTGAGCCGTCGTAGTAGTAGAGGGCGGGCACCGCGACGCCTTGGGTCTGAAACTTCCACACGTCGGGCCGCAGCCACGGCAAGAGGTCGATGTCTCGCTCGCTCGCCGCTGGCACTTTGTACCGGGCGATCGCCTCGTGCCAGTAGCGGTTCTCCTCATACGCCTCGTTGACCTCGACTTCGTAGCACAGGGCAAACGCGTACTCGGGGTGCGACGAGCCGTGCGTGCAGCCGATCGCCGCGATCACCGTGCCCGCGTTCGTGTTCGGGTCGTTGAGCGTCGCGATGAATCGCCGCTCGAACTCGGGCGATGCCCCGATCAGATGCGTCGCGGTACGCGCCAGTTCTCGCCAGGAGTGAACGCTCATGGTCAGCCCGTCCCCGCGAGGATGTCAACCTTCTCGGCGTTCAGTTTGGCGATCTCTTTCCGCATCGCCTGGAGTTCCTTCGTCTGGGCTTTCGCCTCCGCGATGGCGGGGTCTTCCTTCAGCGTGTCGAAGAATGCCGAGATGCCGCCCGAGCGGATGTCGTTGATCTCGACCGAGCCGGTACGAACGGTGGCGAGCTCTTCGGCGCGGGCGAGTTCGATCTCGAACTGGCGGTCGCTGATCTTCGCCTGGGCATCCGCGATCTGCTGGCTAACGCGTTCGAGTTCCCGCCGCTGATCTTCGGCTCGCCGCTCGGCCTCCTCGGCAATCCGCTCTGCTTCCTTGGCAGCGTCCTCTCGGGCTTTCTTGGCACCGCTCGCAATGTCGCCCTCGCGGGCCTCTACTTGATCGAGCGTCGCAAGCCGGGAGGCGAGGGCGTTGATTGCCTCGGTGTCCCCGGCGGCTCTGGCTGCCTGGAGTTGCTCCTCAACCCGCACGATCTCCTGCTGGATCTTGAGCAGATTATCGGCCGCCCTCGCCCGGCTGGAGTCGCCGCCGAACTGCTCATCGACGCGGATCTGTTCGAGGTTCGCGTCTATGATGTCTTGCACTGCCTTGGCTTCCGCTTCAGCCCGCCGCTGGGCTTCCTCCGCGAGCCGCTTGTTCTCCTCCGCGACCCTCCGTGCCACGTCGATCTGCTTCTCAAACTCGGCGGTAGCATTGGCAACGCCGCGAGCGTACTGCTCTGCGTTCAGTTCGCCGTCGTTCGCTTGCTCTTGCAAGTCAGCGAGTGCTTGCTCGAACTCGAACGCGGCATCGAAGCCAGCCTGCCCGAACTCGCCCGCCTTGGCGATCGCGGAGTCGAGACCCTTCTGCGAGTCGGCGAACGCCTTGTCGAGTGCCTTGACCTCTTCCGCCGTGCGAGTGACGGCCTCGGCTGTCTTCTCTGTAGCCGCTGCGGTCTCTTCAGCGGTCGAAAAGAACGACCGGAAGAAGCCGATCGTGCCGTTGACGGCATCGCCGAACGCCCCGAACACCGAGCCGACGGTACTGAGAATCGGCCCGAGCACGGTGCCAATGGTCTGGGCCACTACCGTGACGATGTTGATGAGCCCGCTGAAAGCCGTAGCGATGCCTTCGACCAGACCGACGAACGGCAGAAGCACCGACTGACCGAGACCTTGGATCGCTACGCCGACTTGATCGAATGCAGCACCCAGACCGGAAAACGCCGTGCGATCGGTCTCGCTCAGTGCCGCCCCGAAGGTCTGGATGTCATCGGCTGCACCGCCTAACTCATTGAAGAACGGCAGCAACTGCACGCCGCTGCGACCAAACAGGGCGATCGCCGCTGCTGACCGCTGGGCAGGGTCTTCGATTGCAGCCAGACGCTCGCCGATCAAGTCGATCCGCTGTTGCTCCGAGAGTGCCCCGAAGTCTTGAACCGAAACGCCGAGCCGCTGCAACGCCGCCTGGGCTTTCTTGCTCTCTTCGTCTGCCCCCGCGAGCGTGTTCTGAAGCCGAGCGAACGAGCCGCTCAACTGCTCAATCGAAACGTCTGCCCTGCGGCCGGCTTCCTCCAGCACTTGCACGAACTCGAACGAGACGCCCAACTGGGTCGCCAAGCGACTGAGCCGCTCGACGCGATCCTCCAGGGCAACCAAGCCACGCACAACAGCAACCGCCCCAGCCGCGAACGCCGTGATGCCGACAAGGGCAAGGTTCCAAGATGTAGCCAAAGATGTAAGTTGCGATGCAATCCCGCTGATGCCTGACTTCAGCCCGCCCGCGAACACCCGCGACAGCCCCTCGCTCGCACTCGCGATGCCCGAGATGCGGCCCGCGATGTTGCCCAGCGGGCCGGGCAGCACCGAGAACACCCCCGAGAGTTCGTTGAACTTGAGCGTCGTGCTCGTCGCTGCGGTGTCGATTTCTTTCTGCTGCACCGCCAACCCGCGAGCCGCACGCTCCGCGTCGGTCAGCCCCTTCGCGGCGTTCTCGGTCGCCCGGTTGTAGGTGTCTAGCGAGATCCGCCCGGCATCGACCTGCTCTTTTAGTTCGGCCTGGGCACGATCAAACCGCTCCAGGGGCAGGAGGTTCGCTTCGGTGATCCGGGCCGCACGCTCGAACGCGGCGGCTTCTTTGTTGATCGATTCGGTCAGCCGATCAAACCCTGCCGCAAACTGGGTCGCACCGCCGCCGTCTCGCAGCGTGTTGACGAGATCCTGGGCTTCCTTCTCGAACCGAGCCTGAGCCGACGCCGCCGCTTCGCTCTCGCCCGCGAACTTCGCGAACTGACTCGTGAGCTTGTCGGCTTGATCCCCCAACCCCACAAGCGCACGCTGCACCGGATCGAGCTTCAGCCCGCTGGCGTCAGCCGTGACCCGCAACGCTAGTGAGAGGACGTTAGCCATTGTTCACTTCGAGATCGCCGAGACCGAACTGCCGTCGCAACTCCAACAACGCCGCCATGTCCTGCGACTCGTGCTGCGGCGGCTTCTCTGTCGGAATGAAATCCTCGGGCTTGGGTCGTTTCGAGTTCTTGCCAATGTGCGGAGCCAGGAGTGCCGTAACGATCAACGCCGTCTCCCGCCACGAGTCGGGCAACGCCGAGTAGTAGCGGTTGTAGGCGATCCACTCAGAGAACTCGGCCGAATCCATTCGCGTGCCCAACTCACCGACGGTCATGTGCAAGTCGCGAGCGACCGCGAACATATACCGCCGAGTCGGGCTCGCGTTCAGCCTTTTCCCAGTTCGTGCACATCCTCCTCTGTCATCCGGTTGTGCTTCATCGCTTCGTCGAACAGCCGACCCATCACCGCACCGCTCTTGCTCGCGAGCTTGTCGATCTGGTCGCGAGTGAACAGGAGCTTCCCGGTCTCGTCGCACAGCACGCCCGCGAGGTACTGCGTGCGGAAGTTCTCGATCCCGGTTTCCTTCTTGCCGATCCACTTCCGCTCATACGAGTCACGCTCGCCCACGCTCATGACGCGGATGAAGACATCGCCGCCCCACTCGGGAACCGCGACCCGCTTCAGTCCGAGATCATCCGCCGCGAGAATCTGATCTGCCGTCAGTGCCATCTGTCACGATCTCCTAGGGATTAGTCGGAGCCCCGACCGTATCCTGCACTCTAAAAGTGAAGGCAAGCCGCACGACCTCGTTCGCCACGGCTTCGATGCGTGCGTCTTCGTAGATGCAATCTGCATCGAAGAACGTGACCAGCGTTCCCGCCGACGCGGTGCGACCCGAGAACGTCAACCGCTTCCGCCGCCCGTACTCGCTCACGGGCAGATGAGCGGTCGAGAATCCAGCCAGCCGCAACGTGCCAAGGCTCGGCGTCCACGTTGTGATGCGACCGAGCGGCAGCCCACGCTGGGCGTCAAGTTCGAGCGACTGCACCTCTTGGAGCGTCTGACCGCCCCAGGTGATCGTGAACCCTTGGCATGGAATCGCCATGACGGCACCCCGTCATGACTAGCGGGAGACCGTGATGACGCCCTGGCCCCGGATCGCGTCGTTCGTCGCCAGCGTGAGCGTCGAGCTCTGCACGGTGAAGTAGCTCGCCGTGGTGCCACCGACGAGAATCGCACCCGCAACGGAGAGCTTGTACGTGCCGGTCGAACCGTCCGCGATCACGATCTTGCCGATGTAGTCGAACGTGATCTGCCGACCCGAACCGCCGTCCTCGGCAGGCACCACGAGCGGCGGCGTCAGCCGGGCCGCAAGTTCGCCGGTCGTTTGCCCGAGGTGGGCAACGTCGATCTGCGAGTCGCCGGCTGCGCCGGGGTTCGTGTTAGAGATGACGATGTTCGTGACGGTGTAACCCTGCACACCCAGCGTGAGTTGGGTGCCAAGGCTCGTGGCTCCACCGGATGCGGTATCGTGCGGGGTCGAGAATGACACGGGCTAGATCTCCTGCCAGAGAATGGTGTAGGTCTGCGTCACGCTGTAGACGGCGGGCAACTCGCCGCCGGCCAACTGCACGAACCCGTCGCTCTCACTGAGCAGCGACACGTTTCGCACTGAAATCCAGTTTCCCAAGGCACCGTTGAAACCATCCAGTACCACCCGGCAGCGGTCTGCCAGTTCCCTTACTCCCTCATACGTGGTCGCGTACATATCCACGGCCAGCGTCACGGTAGCGATCCCAGACGGGCCGGATAGGGTGGCTTCCCGCTGCACCGCCTGCCGCCGCCAAGTGACGAACGGGATCGCCGCCGAGGCAGGGGCGATGACGGGGTACACCCGGTCGCCCACGATCTCCGCGACGGCGGGGGCGGCGACCAGGGCATCGCCGATCAGGCGTTCGGGGGATTTGACGCTCATTAGTCGATAGCCCCCGTGACGGATTGCGAGAGCGTGCTGATCGCTTGCTCCAGCGACAGCCGCAGTTCCCGCTGAAGGATCTCGGCGACCGTTGCCTTCGTGCGATCCCAGGCAGTCTTCAGCGGGGGTTGCCCGGTGCTGCCGCCCGCCGGCATCGCAGGAATCGTGATCGGGGTTTTGCTCTTCCGAAAAAACGCTGCTGGGTAGCCCGGCTTTGTTTGCACTCGGCTCCGCTCGCCCTTCGTGGGCTTCTCCATCGTGAACTTGCCAAGCCTGTTGAAGCTCGATGCGATGTAGCCACCTTGCCTCGCGACGGGGTGCGTCTGCACTTGCGTCACCGTGCCCGACTTCGTGGTTCGCTTGTGCGACTTTCGCGTGTAGGGCGTGTCGGCAGGCTTGCTGACCGTTCGTGCGTTTGTGCCTTCCTCCAGCCAGTATTGATGTCTCGCTCGGTCTGGCCCCTTTCGCACGCTGCCACCGGCAGCACTCTCCGAATCAGCCCTCGCCGCCCGGCGAAAGCCAAGCAGGGCGACGGCAACGCCGTCATCGCGATAGACCACGTACTTCGTCTTGATCGCTCGCCGCAGGTTGCCCGTCGGCCCGAGCGGGGTCGTTTCCTTGAGAGCCAACTCTGCCGGAAGCATCGCCTTCTGCAACGCGGCCCGCAGGATCACGACCGCCCGCTGCCTGCCGAACACTTGCCCGATGTCCTTCTGGAGTTGCCCCAAACCGGCAAGCTCGGCCGAGAGTTCAATGCGTCCTAGTGCCATTACTCCACCCTCTCCGTGCAGAGCAACTCGTGCTCGCTGCGGTTTGCGTGTTCGAGCAGCGTCGTGATCTCCAGCACCCGACCACGCCACAGGAGCCGCATCGTCTGCACAAGCCCCGTCACGTACCGCAGCCGCACGCGGTGCGTGCCTTCGGTCTGCTGCTGCCCCAGGAGCAGCACCTCGCGAGACGAGAGCCCTTCCACGCTCGCCCATCGCTCGGCAAACGTCGCCCACTCCAGCGTGGTCTCGCCGAGCGAGTTGCGTCGCTCGGTCGCCTGCTGGATCGTCACCCGCTCGCGGAGCTTGCCAGGGTCAAGTGCCATACAGCACCAGCGTGTAGGAGGCGGTGCCAGCGGTGCCGATAACTTGAATGCTCAAGTTGTCATCGGCAGGCTCCATGTCACTCACGCTCACAGCCCCGCTTTTGGATTGCAGAGAAAGAAGGTTTGCGTCAGACAGTCGCACGAGATTCCCGCCCGTCGCTGAAAACGCCACGCGAGACGGCGCGGCTAGCGTTGACAGGCTGCCATCGGCATTGCGGTATGTGGGCGGAATCGAAATGCTTGCCCCAGCCGTCCCCGCCGTCCCCGTCACGATCGCTACCTTGCCCGACGTGTACTCGGTCGCATCCCGCAGCACGATCGTCTTCAGCGACTGTGCCCCGCTCACGGTCGTGCTGTCAGTGAACGCCACATCGACCGAGATCCTTCCGCGAACGCTGCTCATCGGTAGCTCCCCCACTTCGCCGAATCGAGCAACGCCTTCACGCCGAACGGAATCTCCGACAGGCTCACCGCATCAGCCGCCATGCGGCGTTCGTACCACATGCCCACGAGCCACAGGATCGCGTTCTTCACCCGCTGCGGCACGCTCGCCCCGGTGCCGTCACGCCCGGCGTGCCACGTCACCGCAACCGCGTTGTAGTCCAGCAGATGCGAGGGCCAGGAGCCGTTGTAGTTCGTCCGCAGGACGCCCGGCACGCTGTCACGATCGACCCGGTACTCGGCAGTCGAGAGCGTGGCGGTGCTCTGGTTCTCCAGCGTGTAGGTGATGCTGACCGCCGTCACCGTGCCGCTGGTCGCCATTGGCGGGCGGGGCAACTCGATCTCCACGGGGAACGAGTCGAGGGTCATCCGGTACTGCGTGTGAACGAACGTCTCGTCACAGTACGCCTCGCACCACTCGCGAGCCGCCTTGAGGTAGGCAGCGATCAGAGCATCGTCGGTGTCGGTATCGACCCGGCAATGTGCCTTCGCTTCCGCGAGCGTGACCGGCTCAACCGCCGGCTGCGTCAGAGTCTTGAGACTGCGGTATCGCATTCGGTTTCCTGCCGCGTCGCGGTCGTGCGTCAGCCCGCTCGACCTCGGGCTCGGCCGTCGCCGTCTCGATCAAATCCATCTGCGGCTCCCGCACGGCAATGCCGTCACGAATGAGCCGCTCCGCTGTGTCGCCCTCGCAATCGACCACCCGGCCGACGGTGTAGGTCGAGTAGTTCTGCGTCAGTCTTATTTTCATGATCCGGGGGCACTCCATGCAGTTTTGGGGCGACCGTTCGCCGTGTAGTCGCCGACGTATTGAAACACGGGCTTCTGGAGATCCTTGCCCGGCCAGACCGAGACGTACTCGCCGTGCCCGATCGAGACGCGGGGCGTGACGTAGACGCGGTTCCCAGCGGCTCGGAACTGCCGCCAGAAGTGAATATCCGCGTCCACGCGACCATCGCCGTATTCGCCCGATGCGTTCGGCTGATCTTGGAACCACGGCTTCGGCGTTCGCTTCAGTGCTCGCGTCGAGATCAGCGTGCAGCCGAAGTGAGCCGAGTCCACCTCTTGCACAGGCTCCGCGAACCACGACATCGGCAGTTCTGTAGACCCGCCCTCGGGCGGCTTGTCCAGCGTGCCGGGCAGCGTGAACATCGGGCGACCGTCCTCGCGTTTCACTTGCAGCGGGGCGAGAGCGTCGCATTGAAAAGCCATCGCCAGGGCGACGAGCTCAGAGACTTCACGCTGCCCCCAGAACGAATCGAAATCTGTGCAAAGGATGTACTCAGTCGAGTCAACGAACTGCTCTAGGCACCGCTGGAGCACCTGACCCCACAGAGCCCCCTGCCCGAGCGTCGGGCGGATGCCGAGCGGCATGAGAGCCTGTGCCCAGCCGAAGAGATTCGCGAGTGGGCCGAATCTCGGGCCGCTCATCACGCACTCGATCCGAACATCGACATCCGTGCCGCCGACCTTGACGATCATGAAGCCCTCAAACAGAGATGGCGGGCACGGCTCATGCCGCACCCGCCATCCACTGTGTCGAGGCTGTCAAGCGATCAGCCGCTGTACTTCGCGAGCACGCCCTTGGCGGAAGCCGACTCGGGGCCGATCTCGCCCTTGCCGAGCCGAGCTACGATCGTGGTGGCAAGGCTGGTCGCGGGAGTGGCGTCGATCTTCAGATACCGGCCCTTGCCGCGAAGATCGACATCGAGCCGCACCACGCTGGGCTGGGCCGTCACAGCCACGCTCGCAGCGGGAACCGCCACGGTGTAGACCGAGGAGCCCGCCGTGTTGGTGTCGCCCTGCGAGAGCGTCAGCACGTTCAGGATCGACGCCGAGGTGTTCGCCGGGGTCGCCGAGACCGCCACGACCACATCGACCGACGCGTAGTCGTAGCCGAGGCGGTCGATGGTCAGGGTCGCCGTTCCGGCGGCCGAGGTCACGGTGGAACCCACGACCGTCTTGGATGCTTCGAGATGGTTCACGAGTCAGAGTCTCCTAGAGGGTCAGAGGGTTCACGAGGCGAACTTGAGAGCGACGAGCGGGCCAGCCTTGCTGGAGTCACCAAGGTCGTGGGCGACCATCGCGACGCGAGCGGTCGCGAAGGTCAGAAGCTGGTCAAACTCCACGAAGCGAGACGCGTCGGTCTTGACGCTGATCTCCCGCCGGGTGCCCATCGTGCAAGCCTGCGAGAGATCGCCGAACAGGCAGGCGATAGCATTGCCGGTGCCGGTGAGCCGGCTCTCCAGCGGATGCGTCAGCACCACCGGGAAGCCGAGGAAGTTCAGCCCGCCACCCGCAGCCACATCGGCCCCATTGTTGCCGCCGGCAGCCATGAGGAGCCGCAGCATCGAGGAGCCGTAGCCGGCCGGGCTGATGTACCACTTGGCATTCCGCCGAGCGTACAGGGGCAGCTTGGCTACGAGGTTCGTGTAGTCCAGAAGATCCAGAGTGCCGAACGTGTTGTTGCCCGTGTCAGCCGTCACGACGCTCGCGGAGTGCGTGCCGTCGTTGATCGCGACCGCGACGCCCACGGTGCCGTGGTAGAGCGAGCCGTTGCCGGTTCCGATGAACCCGGAGTTGTCGAAGGCTTCGGCGTAAGCCTGGGCCACCTCGACCGCCATCGCATCGGCGAGATTGATAACCGAGTCCTCGATCAGCGACATCGGCACGCGGTTGTCCACGCCCCAGATCTTCGCGACGAGTTGCACGTTGTCGAAGGTCACGTCGCTCGTGGTCGGAGCGGCGTTCTCACCGATCGGGCGAGCCGACAGACCGCCGGTGCGACGGGCGATCAACAGCGTGTCGCTGTTCATCGTCACGTTGCGGGCGTTCGCCGGATAGGCACCGAACTCCTCGACGAGCCGGATGATCTCGGTCGAGAGTTCGTCGTTGGTCAGCACGCCGCCGAGCGAGTTGATCCCGCCCGCCTGGGCACGGCTTTGGACGCCGTGATCCATGCACCACCGACGAGCCTCCTCGTCATTGAGCAGACCGGCACGGATCGCCATGCCAGCACGGTAGGCACGCTCTTCGCTCTTGAAACCGCGAAGGGGACGGCTCGACTTCGGGATCGCGAACACGGGGGTCTTGCGACTCTCCACGACGGGGGTCTCCTCGGTGGCTTCGATCTTCTTGGCGGGAGCGGCACGCTCCAGAACGCTGCGGAGCTCAAGCTCCTTGGCCTGCACGCGGGTCAGGAACTCGATCCGCTCCTTGAGCTTGTCGGCGCGAACTTCGAGCGACCGGAGCGAAGCCTCCTGCTCTTCGGTCATCGGCTCGGCGGGAGCCTCACCCTCGGGGGCGTCCTCGGTCATCGCCTCCATCTCGGCAACGACGGCGGCCAGTTCTTCGAGCAGTGCCTTGATCTTGTCCACGAGGGAGGCTCCTGTAGTCGGGTTCGTGGCGACGCAATCGCATCGCCTACCCCTAAACTAGGAGTCACGCCCCGAAACCATTCAGTTAGGCACGCTCGGCAGTAAAAGACTTCCGCCGCACTTCACTGCCCGGCACGATCTGCTTGTCTGTGCAGCCGCACCGCTGGCACCGCAGATAGCGAGTCTGATACTCGCCGCTGCGAACACTCGACGCGACGGCGAGCTTGCCATCGCGGCACCGGGGGCACGAATCACCACTAGCGGCCATGCTGCCTCAGATACTCGCGGATCTCAGCGGCACGCGACCGGGCGAGCGAACGCTTCGCTACCTCGATCTCCTGCTGCTGCCGGTACTGGTCGAATGACCGCTGGGCAACCTTCACATCGGCGTCAGGGTACGCTGGGAACGTGACCGGCCCGACATCCAGCAGCGTGTCGATCTTCTGGATCGTCCGAACGCTGCGACCATCCTCGACCGCCCACGAATCGCCGCCGCTCGGCACGGTGAAACTGAATGACGAGCCCTTGACGATGCCCGCTCGGATGTTGCTCGCGATGTCTCGCCCGTAGGACGTGTCGGGGACGGGGAACTCGTACCGCAGCCCGACCTCATCCACGGTCATCCGCAGCGTGCCGGGATAGCGGGCGAGCGGGTAGTTCGGGTCGTGGTTCCACAGGGCTCGCGTCTCCAGCGGTTTCTTGCGACCGCGACGCTCGGAGACGATGCCGAAGGCACCGGGGTCAAGCCTCTCGACAAAATCTCCTAAGTCCAAACTGAGAACTCCAAACTTGGCGGCATAGCCGATAACCCATTCGCGTTCGCTGCCGTCATCCTCGCTGCGGCTCTCGACCGCGAGCAGAGGCACCGCCGACTCGATCTCGTCAATCGCCAAGGAACGCCGTTCGATGTTGCCCATGATGCTCCTGCCTTCCTCGTCAGCCGCTTCGATCTGCTTGGTCAGTTTGCTCGCCCACGCTTGCCCCGGATCGCCGCCCCACAGAGCCCACGCGATCCGGCCCGCACTCGGGAAGCCGTCCTCGCCGGGGCTCCAGCCCTCGCCCTGCTTGTCCACTTCGTGCCGGGCGAAGTAGCTCGCCATCCGCTTCGCCGTGTCGGGCGAGATGTTCGTGCCGTTCGACAGGTCGCGTGCTCGGGCAACGCCGACTGCCGTGCCGCCTCGGCCGTACTCGTCTCGCCAAGCGAGCCCCTTCGCTGCTTCCTCCCGCACGCCAGCCGGCGGGCTGAAGTCGATGTGGTCATACTTAGCCACCCTTCCGCCTCCGAGGCTTCCGCTTCGGCTTGCCGTAGGCGCTCTCCTCGACCGGCGGCGGCTCGGGGAGCGGGTCGATCTTCGTGAGCGTCGCGACCTTGTGACCGACTTGCGTCTCGGTCGCCCGCCATCCGCCGCTGACCTCTTCGTAGACCGTGATGAGGGCGGCCGGGTCTTCCTCGGTCGCGTCGATCGTGAAGTCGGTGCCGGGGATGTCGAGCGTGCCGTAGTCCATCACATGGTCGATCCGCCCGCGAGCACGGCCGCCCGACGAATCCCACGACACGAAGTCGCCCTCCGCGACACTGCCGGGGGCGGCACGCGACTCGGTGCCCCGCACGAACTGCGGCGAATCATCCACCCAGACATCGACCGCAATGCCCGCCTCGCGGGCCGCTTCGTCCTTCAGCCGCTCGCCCACAAGTAGCACGGCGTCGAACGCCTCGCGGTAGTCGCCAAGCGTCTGGGCGATCTCGTCTTGATTCTCGGGCGTGTCGGGACGGCGGGAGACCATCACGACCCGATTGCCGGCGGCGGCAGACTGCCGGGCGAACTCGCCCCACAACTGCGGGTCAGCGGCGAACGTCCGGTCGAAGTCCACGCTGATCGTCATAGCCCGGCTCGTGGGCAGCGAGGCGGCGAGGGGCTCGGGAGCCGGGGCTTCGCCCGGCATCGCGACCGGGGCGGTGCTGGTGCCCGCAATGATCGCGTCGATTGTCGATGCCGGGATGCCGGGGAACGCAGCGGCGATGATCGCCTTCGCGCCCTGTTCGTTGAGGAGCCCGGCGTTGTACTGGGCGACGATCTCCAAGAGGCTGGAAACTTGCGCCCCGTTGAGCGAAACGTCGGCGATCTGCGGCCCCTCTTCCGCCTCGACCGGGGCGGCGTCCGCGACCGGCTCGGCAGCCGGGGCGGTCTCGTCCACCACGATCTCTTCGACCACGGTCGCAGGCACTTCGGGCTCTGCCGCCGCCTTGTCGAGCGTGGTCATGTTCAACTGCACGAACCTGACATCGCCGCTTTCGACCGGGTTCAGATTCTCCAGCGAGCGGATCTCATTCACGCTCAACACGCCAAGATTCCAGAGCGTGTTGTAGTACGATCCCCGCCCGGCAGCGTCGGCCCGCAACACGCCGCGAGTGTCGAACTCCGCGAAGTATTCGTCATCGCCTTCCAAGAGATCGCGAGCGATCGAAGACTCGATGCGACGCAGATACGGCATCAGCCCGTTCGTCAGGAAGTCGAGCGATTGCTGCTCAATATTCGAGAAAGAACTTCTGGTCAAATCGCCTACGAGGTGTGGGGGAACGCCAAAGAGCCGGCACACTTCCTCGACTTGGAACCGGCGAGCCTCAAGGAACTGGCTCTCTTGGTTGTTTCCGCCGAGCTCCGAAACCTTGAGCCCGCCTTGCAGCACCGCCGTTCGGTTGCTGCGATCCGCCCCACGGTGAGCCCGCTCCCACTGGTTCCTCGTGTTCTCGGCCGCCTCGGGCGAGAGCATCTGATCGGTCGAAAGAATCACGCCGGGCCGGGCACCATTTCCGAAGAACGTCGCCCCGTGGATCTCGCACGCCCGTGCCAGCCCGATCGCGTCGCGGGCAAGCTCGATCGTGCTCATTCCGTTCACGCCGTCATCCGACATCCCCCGCACCGACATCACCGCATCCTGCGTGTAGACCGTCGAAGAGCCCGACGCCTCGCGGTACGTGTACCGCAGGCGGTTGTTCTCCAACTGCTCGGTCTTCACTCGGCTCGGATGCAACGGCACGATCTCGCTGATCGCCCCGCCCGTGTAGACCTTCTCATCGAGGGCGAACCCGTGCGAGAGCAAGTGCAGCATCATCTGCTCACGCCACTCGAACGAGGTCTGCCACGAGTTCGGCTGCGTGTGCAAGAGCCGATAGAGCGGATGCTCGCGGGCGATTTCCTTCCCGCCACCCGCGAGCCGGCGGTAGAGATGAAACGGCAGCCCGGCGACGCTGGTCGAAAGCACGCGGATGCACGCGAGCACCACGGTCGAGCGGAGTGCCGTCTCGGCGTCCACCTTCACGCCGCTCGGATTGCGGTTGCTCGAAGCCCAACTGCCCGACTCATAGTCCCAGTTGCGGGAGTCTTCGCCGGGGAGCCACAAGATGCGAGCGTTTGGGGCGATCATAGGATGAGGATGGAGGGTTCGAACGAGGGCTTGTTGGTGATCTTCGATGACTCCCAGCCACCCAGGGCGAAGATCAGAGCCACGATGCCGTCGATGCGACCCGTGCTCTTCTTCTTCACCGGCCGAACGTCCTCAAACGAGTTCGTCTCCACCGTCACATTCGCCGACATCCACGACAGCACTGGGTTGCCGCCGTGGCGTATCCGGTTCTGAAGCACGAGCGATTCGAGCCTCTTAGTACCCGAACTCATGCCTCGGAAGCCTTGTGACCATCCTGCCACTTTCAGCCCCGCCCCTTGCAGTTCCACCGCCAACTGCACCGCCCCGGTGAGATCCATGTAGATGTGCTCGATCTCGTGCGTCTTCGCGTACTCCAAGACGTACTCGCGGATCTTCGAGTGGTCGATCACGTTCCCGTCGGTCGCCGTGATGTACCCCGAGTTCACCCAGTGCTGGAACGGCTGGCGGTCGGTTCGCTCCCGCTCCATGATGAGATCGCGGGGAGCCCAGAACATCGCATCGACCTCGAACTCGTCGCCCTCGCACGGGTAGAGAGCGACCATCGCGGAGAGGTCGGTGCTCTTCGAGAGATCCATCCCGAGGATGCACTTCCGCCCGGCGAATGGCGAGGTCGGGCCACCCGAGCACGCGGCCCACTTCTCGGGGTCGAGCCAGCGGTTCGTGCTCTCCGTCCAGACCCCGAGCGAGTAGCGGAGCCAGCCGTTCAGCTTCGTCGCTTTGTTCTTCGCCTCACGGGCATCCGCCGCGAACGATTCCTCGGTCATGGTGACGCCCATGCCGGGATTCACCCGCCGCCACACCGCCGGGTCGAAGTAGTCATCGCTCCCATCAGTTCTCGCTCCGAAAATCTTGCCGTAGAAGCGGGGATCGTAGTTCGGATCGGCAGCGGTCAACTCGGCGTACTCGTGCTGCTCCCAGCAAATCGTGTCACGCCGATCGCCCGCCGTTGAGATCGTCGCGAGGAGCGGCTCGCGCCTAGAGCGGCCCGAATAGCGGAGTGCCTCGAATAGCCGCCGATCGGGCCACGCGTGCAGTTCGTCGCAGAAGACGAACGAGTAGGACGGGCCTTCCGCCGCCCCGGCATCTCGCGAGATCACTCGCAGGCTGGAGCCGGTTTGCTGGCAGACGATCGTCTTCCGCGAATCGACCACTTCGAGCGATGCCGCCAGTTCGGGCGACCGCTTCACCATCGCGGCGGTCTCGTCAAAGATGATCGCCGCTTGATTGCGATCCTTCGCCGCGATGCACCCGAGCTCGCCCTCGCCCTCCATCAGCAAGTGCCAGATCGAGAGGCACGAGAGGAGCGTTGACTTGGCATTTTTTTTCGGCACTTCGATGTAGGCGAGCCGATACCTCCGCAGCCCGTCCTCGGTTCGCCACCCGTAGAGCGGCTCGATCACATCCTGCTTGTGCCACTCCAGAAGCCGCATCGGCTCGCCGGCCTTGGCGGTCGGGGAGTCCTTCGTGTGGCAGCACACCGACTCCAAGAATCCAACCACCAGATCGGCGGCGTCTTGATCGTAGGTGTAGCCCGCGACCCGCTCTGGCTCACGCCTTGCGGGCAGCCTTGAGGGCTCGGAACTTGTCGATTGCGCTTTCCGCCTTGGCATCCGGTTCCACCTTCAGCGAGGCGCGGGCGGCAGGCGACAGACCGAAGTCGCTCTCCAGTTGCCGCAACTGCCCGGCGAGCTTGTGGGCGATCGAGACCTCGGGCCGCTGTGCGATGTACTTGATCTCGCCGCCGTCGTTGAGGATCGGGTACGTGTCGCCTTCCGCCTTGAGTTTCACCCGCACCGCAAGCCACCACTCCCAGGTATCGCAGTAGCGGGCGAGTGCCTCGACATCGGCCCGCGTCATCACCCGCGTCGCCTGGAGCATCGGCAGCAACTCGCCCCACCGGGCGGCGGCGACTTCGCCCAGGTGCGGCGGCATCGCGATGCCGTCGGACGGCGGCTGCGGCTCGTCGGCGTTCAGTTTCTGTTTGCCGGGATTCCCGCGAAGGATCTTCAGTTCGGTCGGGATCGGTTTCGGCCCGCGTCTTCCCATGACTGACCTCAAAAGTGGCTGCCGTTTTTTGCGGCTCGAAAACGCGGCGGCGGCGGCAGACCTACCCCCGAGCCGTTACCCCCGCTCGCCCCTCCCCATAGGAACTTCTGGTTTTCCTCAGACGTGCCCGGCAAGGCATCACCCGCCCTCCCCTCGCGCACCGGCTGCCCGCTCTTTGTGCAGTTCCTTGTTCGTCTTCCGGCTGTGGCATCGCACGCACAGGCAGCGACCGCCGGCAACGTCATACCTCGACCGCCCATCGCGGCAGACCTCGGTGCCATGCACGACCGGGCTCACGTGATCCGCGTGAGCCTCGCGGCGATCGGCACACACCCGCCCGCAGTCCTGGCACTGCCACGCGTCACGCGTCAGCACCGCGAGCCGCCACGCCTTGTGCCGCGAGTCGCAGTACCCACGGGCTGCCGCGTTGGGCCTCGATTGCTCTGCCGCCTGGAGGGAAGCGGAGCGGAGACGCGGCGGCCTGTGGGTGGGTATGCGAGTGGGCACGGGCTCACGACTTGAACGAGACCACGCCGACAGTGCCGGTCGAGTTCGTAGTGCCGCTGACGATACGCACGTAGGGAACCGCGAACACAGCATCGGGCAGCGAGTAAATCCGACCGTCGGTCGTGCTCGGGGCGAGGGTCACATCACCGGCGGAACCGTCCGCACCGAAGATGCGGCGATACGGGCCAGCCTCTTCGATCGCACCCCAGCACTGGAGGGAGGCGGATGCCGTGACCATCGTGCCGACCGAGATGCACCCACCCGCCATGTCATCGACGCGGATGGTCGTGGCGGCAGCGGTCGCGGTGCCGAGGGTGATGCTGACGTTGCGGGTGCGACGCTTGATCTTGATCTCGCTCATGGTATCTCCAGTGTTGGCGCGGGGCTTGCCCGACGCGGGGCCGATGCTTCTAGCCTACGCTGGACGCGTCGCGGGCTTGCAGTTTCGCGAGCTCGGCGTTGAGCCGCTCGATCTCATCTGCGGCCTGGGCGAGGGCGAGCCGTTGCTCCCGTTGGATGTCGAGTGCAGATCGCACCCGCTCGGCGAGGTCGGTGCCGCCGTGGAACTCCGATAGCGTTCGGCAGTGCTGGGCGATGTCCATGCCGCGAGGGTAGCGGCGTGGTCAAGTCGCGATACAGAACCTAGAGTGCCGTCAGTCTTTTTCCACCCGCCGGTCGCCGTGTCATGTTTTGTCGCAAAAAAACTGTTCCCCAAACGTATCAGAAATGATGCACTTTCCGTATGGTTTCGCATACGATTGGCTCGTCATTAACTGTCACTTCCCGCCATCTTCTGTCATGGCGGTGAAGGTACACGCCAGCCCTTGGTCGGCCAGCCTTTGCGGGTAGCCGTTGGCGACCATCCAGGCTCGCATATCACCATCGGTCGCCGGGTCGT